GTCTCGGAGTTGCTGGTGTTAAAATGCATGCCAGTACTGGTACTATAGATATCAAAGCACACAGTAATCTACAAATTGAGACTGAGAGTAACGGAAATTTAAAAGTTGCTGGAAACTATAGAGAAACTGCCAGCCGTATTGATATGAATGGTCCTCCTGCATTGGCGGCATCCACACCAACTGCAACACAACATACTGGCAACAAAGTTGTAAAAGAAAGTGTTGCAACTCGTGTACCAGAAGCTGAACCATGGAATGGGCATTTGGATGTACAGGTTGTAGATACAAGCAGTCCAGCTGGCACAACTGATCAGTTTGCAAGTGATACGTACTACTATCAAACACCAGCCAATCCAGCTGCTGGCGAAAATACTGGTGCATATGACTTGGGAGATTTCCCAGAAGCTGAAACTGATGCTAGTGGATTAATAAATTGGAGAGCTGGTGTTGACCGTGCTGTAAATCCAAAACTACTTGAGCTAGTTAAACAAGTTGCTAAAAAGTTTGGACAGCCTTTAACTATTACAAGTGGGTACCGTAGTCCAAACTATAATGCAAGTGTTGGCGGTGCTAAAAAATCACAACACATGCAAGGTAATGCTGTGGACATCAGTGGTGCTCAGTTTACAAACGATCAACGTTTACAGTTAGTTGCAATTGCCAGCAATGTTGGCATAACTGGAATTGGAGTATACAACGATAAAAGTTTACACTTTGATATACGTACAGGTAGACGCAGTGCTTGGGGAAGTGGATTTACATATGCTGGTATTGCACCGTATGCTAAAAGCACACTAGATAAACATTTGGCGAACGGTTATGCTTAATTTTGTAACAGAAAACCGCAGAACTGCATGGGATACATATACAATTAAAGATGATTGGCGAGTAAACTTTCTTATTGCGTTAACACAACTTACTGTTAGTGCAGAGATGTTGCAATTAATGTTGGCTAATAGCGAATATCGTATGTTTAGATATTCAGCTGATGGAAAGAACTTTAAAATTGGGTATGGATATGGAGATGCAACTGGTATTGGGGTAACTGAAGCAGAAGCATATAGTTCTTGGATTGAGTATATTAAAGATAAAGAAACTAGATTTAAAACAACCTTACTACTTATTAGTATGTCGCAATCACATTATGATGCATTGTTTGGATTGTATTGTGATACTGGAACTTGGAAAAAAGTTACTAGCGATGTAGGCACATATGATGTGTTTACTGCAATAAAAGCTGGACGTTGGTTATTAGCAACAGATATGATAGCAGACGGTAAAGTTAACCCTACGCAACGTAAAGCTGAAGCTAGAGTGTTACAATTAGCTGATTACACCACTAGTAGGACTAGACAATACTTGCTTAGTGAGGGCATAGCATATGCACTCAAGCAATATACCAGTGGCGGTATTACAACTGAACTCAGTAAACGACAGTGTGAAAGTGGATACTATAGACAAACTACAGCATTTATCCCTGGTATGACCAATTTACGTCAACGAGAACTTATAGCCAAATTCGGCCAATTATAATCCTATAAATATCTATAACAAAGGATCAACAGTATGGCAAGCACTCTTTTGCTTAACGCTGATTACCAACCTATGGAGTTAAGCCCACTTAGCACGCTCAGTTGGAAAGAAAGCATAAGCGCCTACTATAAAGACAGCATCTATATCTTTAAAACACACGACAACTGGAAAGTTAGATCTCCCAGTGTAGAGTTTGATGTACCCAGTATTATTGTAGCAAAACACTATCACAAACGTAAATCACATGCAAAACTTAGTAGACGTAACTTGTTTATCAGGGACGATTACCGGTGTCAGTACTGTGGAGTTAAGTTTTATCATCATGAATTAACATTTGATCATGTTATTCCACGTTTACACGGCGGTAAAAGTACATGGCAAAACATGGTAGCGGCATGTAATCACTGTAATGGTAAAAAAGGAAGCCGACAAGACATTACCCCTATGCGGCCACCGATACGACCAACTTGGCATCAGATATATCAGCAAAGTAAATGTTACAAACTAACGATTCCTGACCCAGCTTGGCAGGAATTTTTAAATTGGCCTGATAAGTTATTAACTATTAAAGCACCAGTTTATTAAAGTTATAAATAGTAGTATGGCGATATTTAAAGGTTATAGCACAGTAGATGTACGTTTTGGTAATGTTGTATTAGAAGACATTGCACTTGCGAAGCGTGATTTACTCAATCATTTTTACACAAGAAAAGGCGAGAGACTTGGTCAGCCTGAATTTGGTAGTATACTACCAGATTTAGTGTTTGAGCCACTGGACGATCTTGTTATTGACTTAGTGGAAGATGATGTGAGAGATATTATTGACAATGATCCGCGATGGATATTGAACAACTTAGATGTACGAGTTGGCACACACAGTATTACATGTGTGGTTAACTTAACTTACCGAGATACGGCAACAGTGGATGAACTATATTTAGAGTTTACTGCTGAAACGGAAGAAGAGAACTTATAATGGCACAGAGTATTAGACAACGAAACCTGTTTGCTGCGGAAGACTTTACAGTAGTTTACGACAGCTTTGCACAGGCAAACTTCCAGGCATATGATTACGATACGATTCGTAGTGCAATGGTTGATTATATCAGAGACAATTATCCAGAAAATTACAATGACTGGATTAGTTCAAGTGAATTTGTAGCACTGCTTGAAATGATTGCATTTATGGGACACAACTTAGCGTTCCGTGTAGATCTAGCAAGTAGAGAAAACTTTTTAAGTACAGCAGAGCGCCGTGCCAGCGTTTTACGTATTGCAGACTTCTTGGGGTACAACCCTGCAAGAGCTTTAGCATCACGTGGTACATTAAAAATTACTTCCGTAAAAACAACACAAAACGTATATGATGTAAGTGGTGCTAGTTTAAAAGGTAAAGAGATTGACTTTATTAACGATCTAGACGCCAATGCGTATCAAAACTTTATTTTAGTAATGAATGAAATCTTTGCAAGCACAAACCAATTTGGCAAACCCAGTGCAAGTAAAACAATCAGTGGAGTTAAAACTGATGTATACAACACAAATATTGCAGATAACCAAGGCATAGTGTTCCCATTCCAAGCCAAAGTAAACGGAAAAACTGAACCGTTTGAAGTAGTTAATCAATATATTGATGAAGACAGTGTACTTGGTGAGCCAACTCCAACACCAGATTCTTCGTTCAACATTGTATATAAAAATGATAACCAAGGTATTGCAAGTGCTAACACAGGGTTCTTTGTTGGCTTTAAACAAGGTACACTACAGTATACTGATTATACCGCTGACAGTGCTATTAGTAATTTAAGCGTAGCAGTTAACGAAACAAATATTAATAATCAAGATGTATGGGTACAGAATGTAGATGCTGACGGACAAGTATTAGCTAACTGGACTAAAACAGACGCAACGTTTGGTGTTAGTGCAATCTTTAGTGCTATACAAAATAAAGTGCGAACATTGTACAGCGTAAAAACGCAAGATAATGATACTATTAGTGTTAACTTTGGTGATGGTGTGTTTGCTGATGTACCACGTGGCATTTTACGAATTTGGTATCGTACAAGTTTAAACAACAGTTACACGCTAAACACTGACGATGTTGGTACAGTAAACTTTAGCTTTACATACACAGCAAGTGACAACAACGAGTATACAGCCAGCTTTACTGCTGAAATGCAAGAAGCAACAAACAATGCCAGTAGCCGTGAAAGTGTTACTAGTATTAAAACAAATAGTGGTCGTGTATTTGCGGCACAGGATCGTATGGTTACAGCACAGGATTACAGCGTATTTCCATTAACAGTTGGAGACAATGTTCGTAAGATTAAAAGTGTAAACCGTACACACAGTGGCCACAGTAGATTTATTGATATTAACGATCCAACAGCACAGTATCAAAATGTTAGTATAGTTGCTGATGACGGTTATGTATATAGTGAAAATACACTAAACAGAACAACATTAAGTTTACCAACTAACCTAACTGAAGAACAAATATTTGATCAATATGTGAGTAACTTAATTAGTAACCCAGAAACTATCAACTTATTCTATCAAAAGTATAGTCCAGTTAGTGTAGCGTTTAGCAGTAATACTGCAAGTTTTCAGTGGAACAAAGTAGGCAGTTCCTCTGGTTATATAACACGTAATAGTATTGTTGAACGTGTAGGTAAAAGTTCAAGCACCGCAGTTAAAGAAATCAAACTGGGCAGTATTGTAGAGTTTATTGAAAGTCCATACAACAGTGGAAGTTTGGGTGTAACAGGAACAACACTTACAATAACCAATGGTGGTAGTGGTTACACCAGT